AACCGAAATCGGGGCGTCAGATCATCATGGAACGTCTCAACAAAGCAATTCAGCTCTCGACAACTGGTGACTTGCAAAGAGCTGCGATGTTTTTAGAGGGAGCCAGAGAAGTCAGGCAAGGCTCTCGCCGTCAACGCACCAACAGTCGTTCCGCTCAGGCCACTGCTTGGAAGAAGAAAGTTGATAATTCAATAACGTGGTAACATCAGGCTTTAATGTATTAGCGCGTGGCGAGTAGACACGGCAATCGGCTACACGTTCAGGTGCTGTTTGAGCCCTTTAAAGGAGATCTATTCCTAAAGCTGGCTGAAAAATTCGACACGAAGCCATCTGTGCTGCTCCGCGAACTCGCCTACAAATACATCCAAGAAAACGTTGACGAGGCTGCTCTTGCAGAGGCTGAAGCCTTCGACAAGATTATTCGCAAACAAGCTATCGACGCCAGAGTCGAAGGCAAGGCTAAAAAAGCTTGGGAAGTTCTCGGCCTAGATAAGCTCACTCAATCAGAACAAGTTATCGACGCATCCAACGCACCAATGTGACCTACCGCTTGCTTGAGCAGCTTTGCCTGATGCCAGTTGGTCCGCACCAAAGACACGCATAACGCCTTTAAGGCGTCTCCGTCAGTGCAACTCTGAACGTCTCTTACACTCCGCTCCAACTCCAGCTCCTCTTCAAGGCTCTGGTTGACGACCATCCAGTCAGCCCAGCCCATTGGAACGCTCCTGTAACTACAGGCTTATGCAAACAAAGACACTTGCTCCATGCAAACGGGAAGCTTGCCCGCTCCCCACTGATCTCCCATAGCGGCAGCTACTCCTTCAAACGTTCGACTGCGCTCTTTCCAGCGATTCGGCCCTGGTGGCATCTTATGGACTCTCTCCTCTCGACCTTCAACGTGATCAGTCGGTTTCAAACGAGGCAAATTTTTTAACCATAAACAAGTGGCCTTGACCTCACCATGCCCATACTCCCAAGGCTGAATGATTTGGTCCGGTGGTCGAATCGTAGAGCTAATTACGCTCACAGGATTCTCTATGCACCAACGGTTAATTGGTGCATCCATTAACAGTCGAACAAAATCAAGAGCCTGTTGCTGTCTGCCATCAGCAATCTTTTCAGGAAAGTGTCTGCTGCCACTTACAGCAAGATGCGTGCAAGGCGGATGAGCCACCATCAAATCCCAGCCTTGATCAAGTATTTCCTCAACTGGACGCTGATAATGCCAAGTCGAATCAGCCTCACATTCCAGCAGGTCGCAGCTCCAAGCATCGTGACCATGACGCCGAAACGCATCACGAACACGACCGCTGTACTCACAGGCAACCAGAACTCTCACACCACAGCTGGAGTTGACGGGATCTTACTCACTCATTTACGAGAATCACCCAACCAGTTCTTGGGCCTTGAGATTGCCAACGCTGATAGAACGCAGCTTGTCTTACTCGGACGTTACGTCCCAGATGCGGATTGCTGTGCCCTCCTTTCTCCATCTCGGGATAACCCCTGGGATCTTGCATGATCCACTCAGGGTCATTGCTGTTCTTGCCCGCATAACCGCTGATTACGCTCCAATGACCACAGCCCAAACCATTGCACATGGGTGGTTCGCCACGAAGCATGTTTCCAGCGTGTAACCAGCCAACCAGCACTGGTCTGCCAGCTTCGATCTCCAGCTCCACCATGTCAGCATCGCCGTCCTTTCGGAACTCAGCTTCCAGGCCAAGACTCCGCAACGCTGCTAGCTGAGCCTCTACCGACGTGGTGTCCCCGTATTTGGCACGGATTTCGTTGTATTCATCATCTGTACGCACCTTCTTATAAAACGCTGCCACCATCGCAGCTGCTGAGCTGAAACACTCGCGGTATCCCGTTCCAGTCTCGTTATCGAGCTGTCTGAAGTAAGGCATGAAGATCTGCTGGTCATACCCACTCTCCTTCCACGCCTGAAACCAATCAGCTTCGTGCTCCTCCAGTAGTTCCGCTGGCATTGACTCCTCAAGTTGTTTAATTGCAGCCAGCTGATGGGGCGTGCCACGGAAAAACTGGAAAAATGGCAGTAGGGCGAGACCCATGGCCAGCAGCAGCAAGGTCAACTGGATGATGCCGGATGCCACCTACTTTTCAACTCTAGTGTCAGGTAAGAGCAAATCCTTCAGGTGTTTCACTGCAAGATCGTCCAAATCGTTGTCGGTGCGAGTGACGATTTTCTCCAACATCGCCACAATCAACTCCTTGAACGCTCTGGAGCGCCACATCGACATGACCAAAGGCTTGAGAACTAGAAGCATTGGTTTGACCTAGTTACCCTGTAACAGTAGCTCTGTTCTGCTATGGCCAACAATTCTGAAGAACACCACGAAAAGGAAGGCGTTGGCGTTGCTGACCTGGTTAAATGCGCTGTGCTGGTTTGGAGCGCTACTCTCCTCACCGTCTCCTATCTGGGCTTTTTCCCTCAGATGAAGATGGACAATACGTTCGTGGCCAGTTTGCTGACAGGAGCCATGGCCTCGTTTGGTATCGAACGTAAGTCCAATGGCAATGGAAATAAGAAGCCGACTATTGTCGATAACAAAGACACCAAAGCTGGCATCAAATGAAGCGCTCACTTTTGGTATTGGGCATCACATTGGCGGCTGCTTTGCCTGCTCGTGCTGATTTAACCCACAAAATTCAAAGCTCAGTACAACTCGATGTCGGTGGAGCGTCCACACGCGCCATCAGGGTTGGCAACAGCTACAGCATCAGCGGAACCGGAGTAGACACCAGCGTGACGTCAGGTGGCTCAACCACTAGCGATGCTCTTGGTGGTCTTGGTGCAGCCACCAACGGCGTCAACGCCATCACGATTCCAGACGCAACCCAAAAGACTGCTGGCAACTCATTCAGCTTCGCAACCAGCTACACCCAAGGCGATACCGTTCCAACATCAGCTCCCACCGTTGGTGCCGTTCCAGCCTTTGGCGATGTCACCAGTACAGCTGCAGGCGTCAACACTGGCTTGGCTGGCACCATCACCACAGCAGGCGCTGTCACGATTTCGCCTGGCGGAGCCAATACAACGGCTATTGGTCAGGTCATTAGCGAGCTGACAACCCGGTGAAACGGTTAATCCTTCTGTTGCTGCTGCCTTCCCCAGCAGTTGCAGTGCCTGTCGTCCCAAACTTCAGCCAAGGTGTCGTCTCGTCTCACACAGAGTCGAAGACCATCGTGAAAGAGAGCATCGTCTCCGAGAGCTATCGCACTGGCTTTGAATACACCGTCAGCGGATCAGGCGTTGAACCAGCCAGCGGAATCGTTAGCCCGTCAGCCAGCACCAACACCCTTAGCCTCTCAACCCGCACAGATTGGAAGCAAACCGTTCCAGGTGCAGCCTTTCAGTTCGCGGAAACGTTCCAAGGACCAGGCTTGATCGAGAAAGTCATAATCGACCGCGAGACCATCACCGAAACCGTTATCGACTCCACCAGCACCTTTAGCCAATGAGAGCGACAGCC